TCGGGCGCGCTCCAGACCGTGAGCAACTCGCCGGCCGACAACGCGGTGATTACGGTCCTCGGCGCGACCTCGGCCACCTCGGGCACGCTCGCTACCACGGTCACGCCGCAGTCCATGCTGTTCCATCCCGACGCCTTCGCGTTCGTCATGGCCGATCTGATCGAGCCTGGCGCTGGCGCTCGGTCTACCTCGGTTCGGTCCAAGCAGTGGGGTATCTCGATCCGTATGGTCGAGCAGTACCAGATCGCAACGGACCAGAACCCGTCGCGCCTCGACATCCTGATCGGCGCGGCGACCATCCAGGCACGCCTCGCGTGCCGCATCTACGGGTAAGGGAGGAACATCATGAGCCTTGTTGCTACGACCCTCTCGACCGCTGTCGCCGTTGGCGACGACAAGATCAAGGTTGCTTCGGCTACCACCGTCGCGGTGGACCGCTACATCCTGATCGATCAGGAGCTGATGCAGGTCACGAAGGCCTACGACGGCTCCAGCACCATCGTCCCCGTGACTCGTGGTCTGAACGGAACCGTCTCGGCGGCGCACGCGGCTTCGGCCTACGTTCGGCACGGCGTCGCGTCCGACTTCGCCTCGGCGGGACCGGGCGGCCCGATGTCCACGTACCCGTCTCAGCGGGCGCGTGACTTCGCTTCGTACTCGGCGTCTGGTGCCATCGCGCTTCCGTCCAGTGGGCGTGATCTGCTCGTTCTGCTGAACGGTACCTCGACGCTGAGCATGACGATCCTGAGCCCGACGAAGGACCTCGACGGCTCCATCGTGACCGTGGTGGCCGGCGGCAACGCCGCGTCGACCATCGTGATCGGTGCGGCTGCCGGTGGGACCACGGGCGATGGTTTCGGTGGCGCGGGCACCTCGTACGACATCGTGACTCTCAACGCTTCCGGCCAGGCCGGTTTCCAGATGGCTGCGGCCAATGGTTACTGGGTCCTGCTCGGTTCGATGGCTGGCACGCTGACGAACATCGTGCCGACCACGGCGTAAGGACCGAACCATGAGTCAGCAGTCCATTCCTCAGTCCGCTGGCGGTGCGTTCCTCCAGCAGACCCGTGACGCGATCCAAGCGAACTTTTCCGAGCTGTATGGCGGTCTCATGCAGATCGGCAACGTTTTCTTCTGCGACTACGTCAACGGGAACGACACGGCGAACGATGGACGTTCGCCGGCCGGTGCGTTCAAGACTCTCGCCACTGCGTACGGCGCGTGTGTCAGTGGGCACAACGACTGCGTTGTGATGATCGGTGACGGCGGCTCCACGGGAACGCAGCGCGTGGACACCAAGGTCACTTGGGCCAAGAACGCCACGCATCTGTTTGGGTGGTCGCCTCCGCTCATGTTCTCTCACCGTGCTCGGATCGCTCCGAACACGACTACCGTAGCGGCTGCCGGCACGACTCCGTACATGCTGGTGTCCGCATCGGGATGCATGTTCTCGAACTTCCAGCTCTGGGTCGGGTTTGCTACCGGCCAGGCCGCGCAGATCGGCTGTTCGATCACCGGCTCGCGCAACCTTTTCAAGAACGTGCATTTCGCCGGCTTGGCCGATGCGGCCTCGGCGGCGGACGGTGACGCTCGCATCCTCAAGATCGGAACGGCCGGCGCAGGCGAGAACGTTTTCGACCAGTGCGTTATCGGGGTCGATAGCGTGGCTCGTTCGGCGGCGAACGCTGCAATCCAGTTCTACGGCACCAACAACATCGGAACGCCGAGAAACGTTTTCAAGGATTGCATCTTCCCGTCGTTCTCGACTGCGACGAGTCCTCTCGCGTTCTACACCACGGGGAACAACCAGATCGACCGCGAGAACTACTTCATCCGCTGCATCTTCGCCAACGCTCCTGCCGGTACGGGTGTCGCCACGATGGCGGGCCTCGGGACGATGGCGGCGGGTGCGGGCGGTGTGCTGCTCTTCAAGGATTGCACGCTTCTGAACATCACGGAGTTCGGCACCGACGCCACCACGCGCGGACAGGTTTACGTGGATGGCGCGGCTCCGACCGCGGCGACGAGCGGAATCGCGGTCAATCCGACGTAAAGCCGTATCCGATAGGGCGGATCATCAAAGATCCGCCCTATCGGATCAACCGACTGGAGGCTGTGAATGGGAGTGGTTATCACCCCCGAGAGCGAACTCGGCAAGGAGATGGCGAAGTGGGAGCGCCCCGAGCGTGGTGGGACGCGCCCCTACGTCTACGTACCTTTCCCGAGGATGCTCTACAAGGCACGAAAGCGGCCCGATGGGCGCGTGATGTGCATGGACCCTGCGGACGAGTCGTTCTCCGCTCAGTGCTGGTTCGTCGTGCAGAACGAGCTTGAGCTTGAGAAGGCTCACCGCGAGGGCTGGCGCGACTCGCCCAAGGAAGCTCTCGACTACTTTGAAGGTCTGGAACGGGACATCGCTCGAGCGGCAGCGGAACGCGCTTACAGCGATCAGCGGCTCACCGAGAAGGCTCGGGCTGAGGCTGCTGCGGCGGAGGCTGAGACGCCAGAGCACGTACCGGACATCCCCCGGCGCGGCCCTGGTCGTCCTCGTAAGATCGTCGCCTAGGCGGTCCCGTGGCGACCGTTCTCGACCTCGTCACGGCATCGCTACAGCATCTTGGCGTACTCCAGGCGGGTGAGACACCGTCCTCGGAGGATGCTGCGTTCGCTCTGTCTCGTCTCAATGAGCTGCTCGACCAATGGGCCACAGAACGACTGACGATCTATCAGATCACGCGGACGACTTGGACGATCACCTCGGGGGATGGGTCCTACACGGTCGGGGCTGGCGGCGATGTCAACGTCGCGCGGCCGATCTATCTCGACCACGTGAACTACATCCAAGACACGACCGCGACCACTCCGCTAGAGCTTCAGCTTCAACCGCTGGACCCGGATGCGTACAGCAAGATTCCGCAGAAAACGCTGACGGCGGTGTATCCGACGTGCTGGTACTACAACCCGACCTACCCACTCGGCACGCTTGAGCTTTGGCCGGTCCCGACCTCGGCCGTTCTCCAGGGAGTGCTCTACCACCCCACGGCGGTAACGCAGTTCGCGGCAATCGCCACGACGGTCACGCTTCCGCCGGGATACTTTCGCTGTTTGGTGACGAACCTCGGCGTCGAGATGGCGCCGGCTTTCGGGGCTCCGCTGAATCCGGTACTGATTCAGGCTGCATCGGATTCCAAGGCGGCGATCAAGCGAGCAAACACGCGGTTGATGGACCTGAGTGTTGATGCCGGCGCGTTGATCCAGGGTCGGAACCGGACGTTCTTTTATTCGATCATCTCTGGTCCCTGATGGAGTATCCGGGCTTCTGCGGCGGCAGCTACACCGCGCAGTCTCCTATCTCCGATCAGGAACGCACGGTCAACTGGTATCCCGAGATTTCGGAGGCTCGCGGGGCTAACAGCAAGATCGCGCTATATCCGACGCCAGGCGTTGACGCGCTTTCGACGGCGACGCTTGGGCCCGGTAGAGCGCACTTCTACGGAAACGGGCGGGAATTCTGCGTCATCGGGACGACGTTCTACGAGGTGGACGATGCGGGCACGCTGACTTCGCGGGGGACGGTAGCGGTGGACGGGAACCCGGCCACGATCTGCTCGAACGGTGACGCCGGGGCGCAGCTTTTCATCACTTCGGGGAACAATGGCTACATCTTCAACCTGAATACCAATACGTTCACGCAGGAGCGGACGGGCGCTACCACAATGGGCGCGCAGCTCGATGGATACTTCCTCGCGCTCGACTCGGCCACGTCTACGCTGTTTATCAGCGATCTCTTGGACGGAACGACGTGGGATCCGACGCAGTACGCGCAGCGCAACGTCGCGGCTGATCGTTGGGTCAGCATGAAGGTCAACAACCGCTACATCTGGATGTTCGGCGCCGAAACGACGGACATCTACTATGACGCGGGAACCTACCCATTCCCGTTCGCTCCGCATCCTTCGGGGCTGATCCCGTTCGGATGCGCGGCTCCGTTCTCGCCGGCCGTGGCAAACGGGCAAGTGGTTTGGCTCGGCCAGACGGTGACGGGTCAGGGTGCGGTGTACAGGGCCAGCGGATTCAACCCCGAGACCATTTCTACGGACCCGCTCCAGTACGCGCTCAACAACTACGACACCATCGCGGACGCCATCGGGGATACGTACGACGACCTTGGCCACACTTTCTACTACATGACGCTTCTCGACGCTGACGCGACGTGGGCCTGGGACTTTGAGACGAACCTCTGGCATGAGCGGGGGACGTGGATCTCCGAGGAGTCGCGGTATACCGCTTGGCGTCCCGTGTACCACGCCCTTGCGTTTGGCGAGCATCGGATGCTGGACCGGAATGGGGCGTCGCTCTATCGCATGTCCTCGACGTTGGGGACGGACGTTGAATCGCGCGCGATTCGTCGCATCCGCCGTGCTCCTGCGCTGGTCTATGAGAATCAGCGGCTGTACTACTCGCTCTTTGAGCTGCTGCTCGAGCCGGGGCTAGGGCTGATCTCCGGGCAAGGGTCGGACCCGCTTGTCATGTGCCGTATGTCGAACGACGGCGGCAAGACGTGGGGGCCGGAACTGCTCAGACAAGCGGGCGCGATGGGCGAGTACAAGAAGCGCGTGCGGTGGAGTAGGTGCGGCGCCGGGCGCCAGCGGGTGTTTGAAATCAGCGTATCCGATCCTATCCCGTGGCGGATCATCAACGCTTTTCTCCAAATGGGGAATCAGCCTCGACAGCAGCAGGGGGCGGCATGAGTACGCTTCCCGTCCCGATCCCGCTGTATGACCCTATCGCGCTTCCGAAGCGGCCTCAGTTCAAGCCGTGGCAGAAGGACCCGCAAGAGGGCCTGCTGACGGATACATGGCAGAAGTTCTTCCAGTACCAGTCCGACGTAGTGAACACCAATCCGTCTCGGGTCGCTATCGTCACGCTTGAAAACCAAGGCGCGACGATAGGCGCCACCGCGTTTCCGCTGCTCACGGTTGTCGGTGGGTTGTATCGGGTGACGTACTACACGCGCGTCACTCGAGCAGCGACCGTTTCTTCCTCGCTGACCGTCACGGTCAACTTCACTGACGCGCTTGCTCAGACGTGGAACGGCGCGGCGATGACCGGAAACACGCTGACGACTTGGCAAACCGGAACCATCATGGTCTACACGGACCAGGGCTCGCCGTTCACCTACGCCACGACCTATGCCTCGGTTGGGGCTACGTCGATGCTGTATTCGCTTCGCATGACTGTGGAGCAGTTGCCAGGATGATGGCTCGGGTTCTTCCGTTGGCTGAGTACGAGCGCCTCTCGGTTACGGGGATGCCGCCGTTTGTCCCTGCGGTTCGCCCGGAGGATACCGAGGTTATCGTGGTGGAGGAGGACGGGCGCATCGTGGCCTCCGTGGGCGTGCTGCGTATCCCGCACTATGAGGGCTGGTGGATCGCGCCCGACTATCGAGGGAATGCCGGCGTGATCCGGCGGCTGCTGAAGGGTGCGATGCAAGCGGCGCTGCCGTGGTCGAGCGGGTGGGTGTGGGCTGCGGCCGACACGGATCATGTACGGGATCTCATGCGCCGGCTTGGCGGGGTGGAACTGCCCGTGACGAGCTATGCGCTGCGGTTGGGAATCGAAGGGAGCTAAGTATGCCTTGGCTAGTAGTCGGGGGAGCACTCACCTCCGCTGGTGGTGCGGTAATCGGGGGCGCTCTTACTGGCGCGGGTTCTATAATCGGCGCCAGCAAGGCGTCCGGTGCTCAGAAGTCTGCTGCCGAGGCGTCTGCTGCGGCATCTGTCCGCGCGGCCGAGATCGAAGCGCAGTCGGCCAAGGAAGCCTTGGAGTGGGAGAAGCAGAAGGACGCCGAGGCCCTCGCCCGCTACAACGAGTATCGGGCGCAGCGCCAGCCGTTCGTGAACAACGCGCTGGCGATTCTCGAGAAGTACCACCCCGGCGCGTCCAAGGCGTACGCCGGCGCGAGCGGCCCCGCCAACGCCATTCCCGAGGCAAGTACGGGCGCGCGAGCCGGTGGATCGGTCGCCCCCTCCACGGCCGGCTCGACGCTTGGCGACCTCGCAGGCGTCCCGAAGAGCGGGATGCCAACCTTGCCGACTACGGCTGACATCATGCAGCCGCAGACGGCGGCGCTCACGGCGCCGAGACTCACGCTCGCCAACTTGGCGGGCTGGAACAAGTGGGGTGCATGATGGCTGTCCCGTGGCAGACCGACCGCGACGATCCATACTCGAGATGGTGGAATCAGACTCCCGAGCAGCCGCAGTGGACGCCACCGGCCGATACGGATCAGGTGTCGTTTGTGACGCCGAGTACCACGACTCCCAACCTTAGCCCCGGCACTACCGTTCCGTTTACCAGCGACGGCGGGGATGGAGGAGACGGCGGGTATACCCTGCCCAATTATCCGGGGCCGTCACGCCCTACCTGGAACTTCCCCGACCTTCCGAAGTTCGTTGCTCCGAAGTTCATTCCTCCCACGCTCGAGGACGCAAAGAACGAGCCCGGATATCAGTTCCGGCTCAAGGAGGGCGAGGGCGCACTTCAGAACAGCGCCGCCGCTCGCGGTGTCCTCAATACGGGCGGCACACTCAAGGACATTCTCGCCTATGGGCAGAAGTTCGCATCGCAGGAGTACGCGAACGTTTTTGACCGCAAGCTGAAGGTCTTTGACACGATCTACCAGGGCGCGAAGGACGAGTATGCGCCGCTGTTGCTTGAATGGCAGACGAAGGCTTCGGCAGAGCAGCGCGCGGGCGAGCTGGAGTTCGCGCAGAACTGGGAGAAGTGGAAGTATTCGCAGGACTGGATGAAGGACTGGGATCAGTTCTGGGCCAATTACGGCAAGCCTGAACCCGTTTAGGGTGATGCATGGCTATGTACCAGTCGAACCCGCGCATTGCCGAGCTAATCCTCGCTCGCGGGAAGATCGCGGGCGACGCGGCGCGGCAGCAGGCGGCGATCAACGCAGAGGCTGCGCGCAACTCCGGGCAGATTTGGGGGTCTACCATCGCCGGCTTGGGCCGGTCGCTTGGGGACCTCATCACGGACATTCCCAAGGCTCGCGCGCTCGAGGCTGAGACGAAGCGGCGGGATCAGATTGCGGCGCAGCAGCTCGAGGCTGGCCGGCTGAGTCTGGACGAAGCCAAACAGCAAGCAGACGAGCGCAATCAGTTCCGCTCCGCATTCGGTGCCGAGGCTACGCGCACTCCGGGCGTAGGGATGCCGGGTTCGACAGTGCCGGGGCCTCCGACTGATGAGGCGTTCGCTGCGGCGCAGCCGAACAGCGTGCGGCAGCGGGTAATGGCGCGGCTACAGGGGAATCCCGAGTGGCAGGAGAAGGCACAGACCTACTTCGACAAGCAGGACCAGCGGACGAACGATCTATTCGCGGATGCCGCCTCGATGATCTGGGCGACGCGCGGCGACCCCGAAACCATCCAGCACGTTATGGACGATTTGGTGGAGCGTGGCATCAACCCAGATGCGGTGGAGAAGGCCAAGGCCGCGCTAGCCGACCCGCAGACGGCGCCGAACGTTCTGCGCCAGTTCATGTCCAAGAGTTCGGATAAGAACGTGCTTTCGCTGCTTCAGCCGAAGCTGACGGAGTTCGACCCGACGAAGGAAATCCGCGACGCACAGGGAAACCTCGTTCGCGCAGCGAAGCCGAAGGAAGAGAAGGCGCCGGCCACGGGCAGCTTCGAGGACTACACTGTTCGCAGGTTTGGTCCCAATCCAACGCCGGGGCAGATCGAGCAGGCGCGGAAGGACTACCAGCAGGCGGATGATCGTCCCATTGTGGTTCGGAACGAACCGACGCAATGGGTGATGCGAAACGGGAAGGCAATCGAGATTCCGAAGGGTAGCAGCCAGCCGGGAGATACACCTTTCACGGCTACCGGCTTTGAGCAGTCGATCAAGGGCAAGCGAGCGGAGCCCGTCCTCGCAGCGGTTGCGGAACTCTCCGAAAAGATCAACACGCAGCAGGGTGTGATTGCGAAGATCAGCGGAGGCGCGGCGCGGCAAGCGGCACGGATCAACCTCGACAACGACGTGGCGGAGTACGAAGCAATCATCTCCGCGTTCACTCCGCTGGTAGCCCGCGCTCTCGGACATACGGGTGTCCTGACGGAACTGGACGTACAGAGTGCCAAGGCACTCTTTCCTCGCCCCGGAGACTCGAAGGAACTACGGGACCGCAAGATCAACCGCTTGAATAGCCTGCTCGGTAGTGGTGGCGCGTATGGCGCCCCGGATTCTTCCGCGAAGCCCGCCGAGGCCCCCGCCGCCCCAAAGTCTGGCGCAAAGACCATCGGTCGCTTCAAGGTGGAAATCGAGTAGCCAATGCCGACCTACAAGGTAACGGCACCGGACGGGCGCACGGTCAAACTGACGGGAGATTCTCCACCTTCCGAGGCGGAACTTGAGCAAGTCTTTTCAGGGCTTCCTCAGGCGTCCACTCAAACGGGAGCAACCGAGAACACTCCGCAAGGCTCGGCGCTTGGCCGCTTCGTTGGTGGCGTCGCGGAAGTCCTGAATCCGGTCGAGATCGCAAAGGGTGTGTATCAGACCGCGCGACATCCGATAGATACGGTCGCTGCGTTGTCTGCGGCGCAAACGGCCGAGGCCGACAAGGCGCGAGAGATCGCGCAGTCAGCGCAAGGAATTGGGGACTATTCCAGGGCGGCGGGTCATGCCGTCGCTGCCGCACTCCCGATACTTGGTCCCATCGCCGCGCAGGCCGGCGAAAGGATAGGCGCGGGCGACATAGCCGGCGGATTGGGGATGGCTACGGGGCTTCTCGCGCCAATGGGTGCGCCGGCAGCAGCACGTGGCGCCGCTCGTGTTGCTCGCGCTGTCCCGGCCGTATCGGAGATGCTCGAGGGCGGGGCGGCTGCGAGAGTGGCTGATGTGATGGCTCCGAAGGTAGGAGCAAACAAGGTCCGCTTTGGGAATATGGCCGAGAAGGTTGCTCCGGTGCTCGCCAAGGAACTGGCTGGCGATGGAGCGCCAATCACCCGCACAGGATTCCATCAGCAGATTGGAGCCAAGCTCGCTGAGGCAGAACAGGCGCTCGATGCGGCTGCGGACGCTAGGCTGCAAACGAGAACCTTCAGCGTCAAGGACATTCTTAGCGGGCTTGAAGCAAAGCGCGCGGAACTGACAGCAAAGGCCGTTGGGCGTGGTAAAGACGTAGTGCCCGCCCCTAATGCTGCTCGCGTGGCGGTGATAGATCGGGCGATCAAGGAGATTCGACAAGTGCGTGGTCCGTTCGTCCAGTACGAGCCGATCCGCACAATGCGGCAGGCTTATGACGGACCCGCGAAGGCGATCTACTCACCGGCGGTAACGCCCGACTTCCTAAAGGCGAAGGGCCACGCCCTCGGATCAGCAGACGTGGCGAGCGTCCTGCGCGAAGAGTTGGCAAAGTGGGATCCGCAGACAGCTGAAGCCAATGCTCGCTACTCGCTCTATCGGACGGCTGATGATGTACTTTCGGCCACGGCTGAGGTAGAGCGTACGCGCCCGAAAGTTGGGCGTCAGATCATGGCACGACTTACGGGAGCCGTTATCGGTGGCGAAGCGGGCGGTGCTCCTGGAGCTGTGGCCGGATACGTCTTTGGGCCGGCTGTGGATGCGGCTCTCACTTCAGGCTTTACCACTCAGCTAAAGACCGCAGCCCTGATGCAGCGACTTGCGACGGCGATTAGAAGCGGCGACGTGGGCCGAGTGCATAGCCTCACCGCAACGCTAAAGCGGGCGGGAGTACCCGCAGCGGCTCAGGTCGGAAGGCTCACTTCCCCATCACTAGCCACCGAAACAGCCAGATGAGCAACACTCCCCACGTTACGAGAATCGCCATGCACAGAGCGTATATGTACAGCCGATAAGTGATGGCGATGAGTGGGGCGGTGACATCGAAGACGATCCAACGGACTCGATGTAAGTCCATGCATCATCATACTGCGCCCGTCAAGAGGAGATAGGACATGGCCGGGACTGTTATGCCGTCGCCCGTTTTCACGGGCCTAGATGCGAATGGCGATCCGGTAGCTGGTGGGCTGCTCTACACCTACGCCGCCGGCACCACGACCCCGCTCGCCACGTACAACAACGCGGACCTCGCCCCGGCGCACGCGAACACCAACCCGGTCCAGCTCGACAGTGCCGGCCGCGCCGTGGTCTATCTCGCATCGGCATCCTACAAGTTCATCCTCAAGACCTCCGCCTCGGTCACGCTATGGACCGTGGATGACGTGGCGAGCGTCCCACCTACCGCTATCAACGTGGACGTGGACGGCATCGCGGGCGAGGCACTGTCCGCGAGGGATAGCGTCTATCTAAGCGATGGCACAGGCGGGCGCACGGCGGGAGCGTGGTACAAGACTGACGGCGACACCGCCGCATACTCGAGCACTGCGCAGGCACTCGGATTTGTCGTCTCGGACATCGCGCTCGCGGCAACGGGGACTATCCGCACGCAGGGGCGTATGTCTGGTTTTACCGGGCTGTCTAGCGGCCAGGTCTACTACGCCAGTGGGACAGCGGGGGATATCTCGACCACTCCGGGCACGTTCTCCCGCGCCGTCGCTGTTAGCGACAGCACAACGTCCGTCGTGATCTCGAGCTCTGTGACTCCGGTGAGTGCCTCGGCCACGCAGGCCGGTATCGTGGATCTCTCGGCGCAGACTCTTGGCGCGGGAGTCAAAACGCTGCCGGCGGGGTCGTTGGTCAAGGCGGGTACCGGGACCGGGACGCCGGCTCTTGGCGGGCGCCTTTACGCCAGCGTGACCCAGGTGGGGAACGTCGGAGCCGGCGAAGATGACCTGATGACGTACACGCTCCCGGCGAACTCGCTCGGGACTGATGCTCAGGGCCTCCATATCGTCTGTTGGGGGACGCACACCAACAGCGGCAATACCAAGACGTTCAAGCTGTACTTCGGGGCGACCGCTATCTTCAACTCGGGCGCAAACGGCGCCGGCTCGGTCAATCCGTGGTGGCTGGACGTTACCGTCGTACGCTCTGGCGCTTCCGCGCAGATCGTGCGCTCGACGTGGATCTGGAACGGATTGGCCACCACTGTTGGAGCCGCTACGGCCGCTATCGCCCTGAACGCTACCGTGGCGATCAAGATGACGGCCGAGGTATCCGGCGCGCCCGGGAACAATGAGGCCGTCCAAGACGGGATGATAATCGACTTCATCGCTTAGGGTGCCCGTCTGACGCTCTAGGACCGTACCAGGAGCGTTTTCGCCGGCCTACTAGCCCAATCACCCTACCCGCTACGTTCGGCGCGTCCTACGGGGCGCGTGTGGTATCGCGGCCACAGTGTCCTAACTGTCACAAGGCGATTGTGACACTCTAGCAAAGTGATTGCGGGCGCATTTGGCGCTTGACAATGGAAGCGTACGCTCGCATATTTAGAGCGTGACAAGCAGGGAGGATCGCGTGAGCGGACACACGCCGGGACCGTGGACCGTGGTCGAGTCGAGCGATAAGCGGCAGCAGGGCTACATCCGCTGCGCGCACAAGTTCGCGCCCGAGGCGGAGGAGTGCATCGCGGTCGCCCGCGTGACGCAACGCTGCTTCGACCGCGCCACCACGGACGCCAACGCCCGCCTGATCGCCGCCGCCCCGGATCTGCTGGAGGCGCTGCGCCGGTTGGCCGACTCCATCAGCTACGACCGCGACCCCGCCGTCGAGCCCTACTTCCGGGAGCCGCTCAAGGCCGCCCGCGCCGCCATCGCCAAGGCCGAGGGGAGCAAGTGAGCCCCAAGGACAAAGCCGCCGCCGCCCTCGCTCGCAAGCGGTGGCTCGGCATCTCCGCCACCGACCGAACCGAGGCCATGCGGAAGGTCGCGCGGGCGCGGTGGGATAAGGCGACCGACCGCGAGGTGTTCGGCGGGACGGTCTGCTACATCTGCGGGCAGCCGCTGATCCAGCCCGACAGCAAGCGCTGTGCGGACGACGGAAGGGAGTGCCGCAAGTGACCCCCGAGGACTACCGCGCATGGTCGTGGGACCACTGCGAGGACTGCGGGAGGCTCTACCACGGGCGCATTCCCTGCGAAGAGCCGGAGCCGCGCCCGGCGAAGCCGCTGTCGTGGCTGTTCTCACGACCCGGCGTGCGCGAGCGGATCGAGGCGCGGCAGAAGCGAGCCGAGGCGGCGTGGGCGAAGTGGCGGGCATTGCCGGCGCATAGGGCGCCGGATGCGGAGTGGAGGTAGAGCGTGGATTACCAGACCTACGGGATCATCATGTCCGACAAGGGCTACGCCTTCACGGGCGTCACGGAGCAGGCGACGCGCAAGGAGGCGGCGAAGGCCCGCAAGTTCGCGCTCCAGGCGGAGAACGTGAGCCGCGCCGCGACCTACAAGCACGGTCTGCTCTACAAGATCGAGGGGAAGAAGTAATGGAATCGATCAACGAACTCGCCGCTGCGTTGGCGAAAGCCCAGAGCGAGCTTGGTCACGTCACTAAGTCGAAGGTGGCGAAGATCGGGCCGGGGCGTGAGTACCGCTACGCGGATCTCGCGGACGTGCTCGAGGTGGTCCGCAAGGCGCTGTCCAAGCACGGTATCGCCGTGGTGCAGGCGCTTCAGTCGGACGGCGAGCGCATCTGGCTTGAGACGCGGCTGGCGCATTCCAGCGGGCAGAGCCTGACCTCGACGTACCCGATCAGCGGCGGCACGGACCAGGCCATCGGTTCGTCCATCACCTACGGGCGCCGCTACGCGCTTTCCGCGATGGTTGGCCTCGCGGCCGATGAGGATGACGACGGCGAGGCTTCGACCACGGAGGCGGCGTCCAAGCCCGCCCCTAAGCCCGCTTCCAAGCCCGCCCCCGAGAAGCCTGCTGCACCGCCGGCTCCGGCGGGACCGAACGCCGACTGTCCCTTCTGCGGCAAGACTGCGCGCCCGAGCAAGTTCCCGAAGCAGGGCGCGACCCACTACTGCTACGAGTGCAAGAAGTCCTTCGACCCTAGCGACGAAGCGCCGCCATTCTGAGGTTCCCATGATCCGCGCCTATCACTTCGTTGGAGAGACGCTACGTGACGGCCGCCCCGTTCCGCCTGACGGGGAGTGGCTGGAGCACTCCGGCCCGCTGGTCATGTGCGAAAGCGGACTGCATGCGAGCCGGCATCCTATCGATGCGCTTCAGTACGCACCCGGCCCGATCCTGTGCCTTGTGGAGTGCGACGGGGAGAAGATCGAGGACAAGGACAAGCTCGTTTGCCGACGCCGCCGCATCGTGAAGCGCATCGACGCCACTGCGTTGCTACGCGAATTCGCGCGAAAGCAGGCGTT